GGACCTGCGGGAGGAACTGCTGGCTCTGCGCTTCACGTACCAGAACGACAAGTTCCGGGTCATCCCCAAGGACATGATCAAAAAGCAGCTTGGCCGATCGCCAGATAAGGCTGATGCGCTGGCGCTGACCTTCGCATACCCGGTGATCCGTCGGCCGCGTGACCCTGAAGGCATGCCCATCGAGGCACGTCACCACACTGGCCAGCAGGCCGGCGAACCCTACAACCCGCTGGCTTGAAGGAACCCCCATGTGCAACTCCGCCCCCAAGGTGAAGCCGGTGGCCGCAGCGCCCGAAGTGGCGCCCGAATCGATCGACGACGCCGCAGTGAACGAGCGTGACCGCGAACGCCAGCGGCAGCGCCTGCGCTTCGGCGCCAGGTCGACCATCCTGGCCGGTGACACCAGCTCGGCGATGCCGACCTCGTCGGTCAAGACGGCGCTGGGTGCCTGACGCCATGTGCACCTCGCGCCAGATCATCGATCCGGGTGGCCTGCTGTTCGGGGACAAGACCGGCAAGTATGCCGACCCGCTCGGCATCACCAAGACCGCCGTGGGTGATCCGACCGGCCGCGTGCGTCGCGCTCGCAAGGAAGCCGAGGACGAGCGCCGCACCTACGCCAGCAGCGGCGCGTCCTCTGTGGCGTATCGATCGCTGGCACCGACCACAACCGCGCTGGGTGGAACAGCTCCGCGCAACACCGTGCTGGGGGGCGGCTGATGGACATGATGGAACTGCGCGGGCACTGCCGGCGCCGAAAGAAGGCCATGCAGGACGCTCAGACGGACTGGGTGCCGGACTGGCGCCAGGTGGCCGAGTACGTCGACCCAACGCGCGGCCGCTTCTACGGCGAGAACGACAACAAGCCGCGCAAGCGCAACCGCGCCAAGGTGATCAACAGCACCGCGACTGAAGTGCTGCGGGTGATGGCGGCCGGCATGATGTCGCACATGACGCCCAAGGCGCAGCCCTGGTTCCGCGTGACCACACCGGACCCGGCGATGGCCGAGCAGTTCGGCGTCCGTGTCTGGCTGGACGATGTGGCGGCACGGATCCGGGACGCCCTGGCCAGCAGCAACTTCTACAAGGCCATGCCGGTGGTCTACACCGAGGACGGCCTGTTCGGCACCGCGCCGATGCTGATCCTGGAAGACCCCAACGAGGTCGTGCGCTTCTACTCGCTGACGGCCGGCACCTACGCTGTCGGCCTGGACGATCAGCAGCGCGTCGACTCGCTGTGGCGCCGTTACACCAAGACCGCGCGCCAGCTGGAGCAGCGCTACGGGCAGGAGAAGCTGCCGGCGCGTGTGCGTGAGGCACTGCCGCAGAATGGCGACCGCATGTTCTGGGTCGAATCGCTGATCGAGCCGAATCCGGACGAGCGGCCTGGCATCGGCCCGTTGGGGCTGCAGGCGCCGCAGTACCGCGCCTATCGCGAGGTGGTGTGGATCGATGGCTGCGGTGAGGGCGAGAGCGGGGTAATCGACATCGGTGGCCACTACGAGGCGCCGCATGTCGTGGCTCGCTGGAACCCGGTCGCGGAGGACGTCTACTCCACCTCCCCGGCGATCGACTGCCTCGGCGACATCAAGCAGCTGCAGTATCTGGAAGGCGAGAAGCTGCGCCTGATGGAAATGGTGTCAGATCCCACGCTCGGTGCCCCCGAGTCGCTGCGACGCACTGGTGGTGCGCGGCTGCGTAAGGGCGGGATGATCTACCTGCCGCAGGATTCGGTGAACGCCAACGTAGCCCCGGTGTACACCCCAGACCCCAGTGGAGTGCAGCAGGTCCGGGAAGAGATCGCCACGATCGAGCAGCGCATCCAGCGGTCATTCTTCTACCAGCTGTTCCTGATGCTGGAGGCCCTGGGCGACAAGACCGACCGCACTGCCACCGAGATCGCCACCCGCAAGGAAGAGAAGGCGGCGGTGCTGGCGCCGACGCTCGAATCTATCACTGACGAGGTGCTTGATCCGGTGATCATCCGAGTGTTTCGCCTGCTGGAGCGCGCTGGCCGCATCCCCGAGCCGCCGCAGATTCTGGCGTCGGTGCCGCTGAAGATCGAATACACCAGCATCCTGGCCCAGGCCGCGAAGGCAGCTGCAGTTGGCTCCATCGAGCGCACGGTGCAGTTCGTTGCAGGCGTCGCGCAGGCAACTGGCGATCCATCGGTCATGGACAAACTGGATACCGACCAGGTGGTCGACGAGTTCAATGCCGCCGTCGGTGGGCCTGCCTCGATGATTCGCGGCGACGACGCAGTGGCAAACATCCGTGCCGACCGCGCCCAACAGCAGCGCCAGCAGCAGCTCGCGGCTGCCGCACAGCCGCTGAAGGACGCGACCCAAGCGCTGAAGACTGCCAGCGACACGGTGCCCGAGGAAGGCTCTGCGGCCCAGGCGCTCATTGATGCCATGCAGGGTGCTGCATGAGCCGGCCGGGGCGCAGCCAGGAGGACATCGACCAGGAGCGCCGGGAACGCCAGCTGGCCGCGCTGGAGCTTCGTCAGCTGCGCGAGGACGTCCGCACCGTACTGGCGGAGCCTGTCGGGCGTCGTGTGGTTTGGACGTTTCTGCAGGCCATGGGCGTGGACACCAGCGCGTTCAACACCAACGCCATGGCGCAGTCGCGCGCCATCGGCCGGCAGGAGGCCGCCCAATGGTGGCTCCTGGCCATCCGCGACAACTGCCCGGAACGCGAATCCCAAATGCGCGCCGAGGCCAACAGTGCACTGAAGCGGCTGCAGTCGCAGTCGCAGCAACCAGAGGAAATCAACGATGTCGACTGAATCCGCCACCACGACCAGCACCCAAAACTCTGGCGAAGGCGATGGCAGCAACACCACCACCAGCACCACGGGACAGCAGGGCACCGGCGCCAATGGCCAGCCGGGCACCGAGGGTACGGGGGATGGAGGTGACGCGAAGGGCGCTACCGGCAAGGACACCCAGGGCAACGACGGCAAGACCGGCAAGCCCGAAGGTGACACCGCTGCAGGCGCACCGGAGCAGTACGAGGCGTTCAACGTGCCGGACGGGTTCACCCTGGAAGGCGACCGCCTCGGACAGGCCACCGAGTTCTTCAAGGCCAAGGGGTGGACGCAGGAGCAGGCCCAGGAGGCCATCGACCTGTACACCCGCATGGCCGGCGAGGACGCGGCGGCACTGCAGCAGGCTGTGGAAGCACAGCGCCTGCAGCAGCTTGAGCAGTGGGGCGAACAGGCCAAGGAGCAGCTCGGCACGAAGTACGACGAGACGGTGAGCCTGGCCACCACCGCGGTGAAGGCCGTGAACGACCCTGAGCTGACCAAGGCATTCAACGAGCTGGGCTGGGGCAACCATCCGAGCCTGATCAAGGCGTTCGCGTTTTTCGGCCGTCTCGGCCGCGACAGTCCCATGGACGGGCTCGGTGGTTCGACCACCAGCGGCACCGGTGACCGCAGTCTGGGTCAGCGCATGTACCCGGACATGAAGTAACCCCCCCCCTCAACCACACCACCCCTCAGCCGCCGCAAGGCGGTTTTTTCATTTCAAGGAGCAAGCACCATGGCTGTTATCGGAAACACCATGCCGACCCTGCTGGAGGCATCCAAGCTGTACACCGGCGATGGCACCCCGCTGCCGGTGGCCGAGCTGCTGACCGAGCAGAACCCCATCCTCGACGACATCCCGTGGTTCGAATCGAACCAGACCACCGGCGAACGCCTGGCGGTCCGCACCGGCCTGCCGTCGGCCGTCTATCGCAAGCTCAACGCGGGTATCCCGGCCAGCAAGAGCCGCTATGCGGACGTCACCGAGTCGACCGGCATGCTCACCTCGCTGGGCAAGATCGACAAGGCGCTGGCCGACCTGTCGCCGAATCCGGCGGACTTCCGCGTGCGCGAGAACATGGGCCACTTCACCGCGATGAACCAGACGTTTGCGGACCGTCTGTTCTACGGTGATACGGACATTAACCCGGAGCAGTTCCTGGGTTTCGCGCCGCGCTTCAGCACCGCCGACCCGGACGATGCCGAGAACGCCGTGCAGCTGATCAACGGCGGCGGCACCGGCACCGACAACTCGTCGATCTGGCTGATCGGCTGGGGCAAGGAAGGTGCCTACGGCATCTACCCGAAAGGCTCGAAGGCTGGCCTGGTCCACAAGGACTACGGTGAGGAGCTGGTCAAGGACGCCGACGGCAACGAGTTCCCGGCCTACCGCGACTGGTTCGAATGGCACCACGGCATTGCCGTGAAGGACTGGCGCAACATCGTCCGCGTCGCGAATGTGGACATGAGTGCCCTGACCAAGGACGCGTCTGCTGGCGCCGACCTGATCGACCTGATGGTCCAGGCGGTGGAGCAGATCAACGCGCCGGAAGCCGTGAAGCTGGCGTTCTACGTCCCGCGCACCGTCCGCAGCTTCCTGCGCCGCCAGATCACCAACAAGGACAACGTCTGGCTGTCGATGGGCGAAGTGGCTGGCCGTAAGGCGGTCCAGTTCGACGGCATCCCGGTGCGCCGCGTCGACGCCCTGTCGGTCAACGAATCGGCGATCACCTTCCCGTAATCGGGGAGGTGTGCCGCAACCCATCCAATCCGGAGCAACGCAATGATCCTCGACGCACAGAACGAGTTCTCCAACGGCCAGTCGGTGACCGCCACGGCCATTTCCACCAATGTCATCGACACCGGAACCGACAAGAACCCGGTGAAGGACCTGGGCGGCCCGGAGCCGATCTATCTGGTGATCCAGGTGGATGCCGACTTCGCTGCCGCTGGCGCCGCCACACTGGCCGCGAGCCTGGAATCGTCCGCTGCGGCGGGCCTGACCTCGGCCAACGTCCACTTCAGCACCGGCAACCTGGCGTTGGCCGCGCTGAAGGCCGGGAACACCGTGGCCGTGGTGGCGCTGCCCAGCGGTGACTACCTGCGCTACCTGGGCCTGCGCTACACGGTTGGCACCGGACCGATGACCGGCGGCTCCGTCTCGGCGTTCCTGACGCGCGATCCGCAGCTGTATCGCGCGTACTGGGCTGCTGTCGGCAGCTGATCCCCCGAAGGCACCAGCGGTGCCACCACAGAGCCGGCGGCTTCTACCGCCGGCTCTCCTTCGACAGAACAGGAGTCGACGATGTCCGAAGCAACCAGCAAGAGCGCACAGCGCTCCAACAAGGCCGTGCGCGGCAGCCTCCCCCCCGAAGGCACCAGCGGTGCCCTCTACGAGGTCACCAAGCGCACGCACAAGATCAACGGCCGCGACTACGAGCCGGGCGAAAAGGTGTTCTGGGCCGGCACGCCGGGCGTGCTGCTGAAGCCGCTGAACGACGAGGCGAAGGCCGCCGTGAAGGAAGCCGACGCTGCGCGCGCCAAGGAAAAGGCCGCGGCCGAAAGCAAGAAGAACGGTCGATAAGGAGCAGCCATGGCTTCCCAGGTCCAAATCTGCAACCTGGCCCTGGGCAAGCTGGCCCAGGACATCACGATTACCTCGCTGACCGAGCGCTCGAAGGAAGCGCGCGTGTTCTCGCGCCTGTGGGAGCCGATGCGCGACGTGGTGCTGGCCGACCGGCTGTGGCCGTGGGCGATGAAGGCCCAGCGCCTGGCGGTCGCCGCTGAGGCACCGATGCCCGGTTGGGAGATCCGCTACTCGCGCCCGTCGGATTGCATCACCGTGCTGGCCATCACCGACGATCAGGGCATGCGCTCTGGACGCCGCCTGTCGCGCTGGTGTGAGCCGCAGTTCCGCCAGTGCCACGGCATCCAGTTCGAGCAGGCGATGGGCACGGACGGCACGTCGCTGCTGTGCGATCGGGCCGAGGCCTATCTGATCTACGTCGCGCGCGTGGAAGACCCGGAGCGGTACCCGGCGCACTTCGTCGATGCCCTGGCCTGCAAGCTGGCCGAGGAAGGCGCGCCGACGATCATCGGTGCCAATGGGTTCTCCAACAAATCCGGCCTGAAGCAGCTCTACCAGCTCGCGCTCAGCCAGGCCGCGGCGCATGACTTCAACGAGGCCGACGAGGACGAGCGGCAGCCGTCCATGGCCCAGATGGCGAGGGCCTGACCATGGCACGTCTGCCGCAACCGAGCATGTCCGGCGGCGAGCTGTCGCCCGGGCTCCAGGGCCGCGTCGACATGGTGCGGTACGCCATCAGCCTGAAGCGGTGTCTGAACGTCATCACCAAGCCCACCGGCGGGGGAGAGAAGCGGCCGGGCTACCTGTTCCGCGGCGGCGCCAAGCACAACGACCGTGCCACCCGCTTCATCCCATTCATCTACTCGACAACGGTCAAGTACGCGATCGAGCTGGGCGACGGTTACATGCGTTTCTGGGTGGGCGGTGCGCTGCTGCGCAATGGGGCAGGGGACATCGTCGAGGTGGCTACGCCATACACCGGCGAGGACATCTACAAGGTGCGGCACACGCAGTCGGCCGACGTGCTGTTCTTGGTGCACCCGTGGATCCCGCAGAAGGAGCTGCGCCGTCTGGCCGTGGATCAGTTCGAGCTGCGCGACTTCGAATACCGGCGTGGACCATTCCGCCCGTTCAACAACGATGAGGCCGCGCTGCTGGCCGTGTCCGGAACCCAGGGCGTGGTGACGGTGACGACCAACGTCCCGACCTTCACCGCGGAGATGGTCGGCTCGCTGCTGTACGCCGAGGAAAAGGAACTGCGCTCGGTGAAGCCCTGGGTGGCGGCGGAGAAGAAGGTGCCGCTGGGTGCACTTCGCCGAAGCGACCAGAAGGTCTACCGCTGCGTGAGCGTCCCTGTGGTGACCGGCCTGGCCGGTACGCCGTACTACGTCTGCGGCAGCGTGCGCCCCGTGCACGACAGCGGTCGAGCGTTCGACGGCCCGCAGGACGTGAAGTTCGACAACGTCAACGACTACGCCGTCGGGGTCGAATGGGAATACGTGCACGGCGGGTTCGGGATTATGAAGATCACCGCGTTCACCAGCCCGTTTGAGGTCACCGCCACGGTGATCGAGCGGATCCCCGACAGCATCGTGGGCAACGTACCGCCGCCGGTGGCAGGTCCGTGGACCTTCAGCGGCGACGGCACCACGAAACAGTTCTCCATCCCTGGCGCGACCAGCAGCAGCTACCTGGACTACCAGGTCAAGATCGACGGCGTGCCGGTGCAGTCGAATCCGTACTACCCGGGCGGCAGTGGCACCGGCGGCACCAGCGGTGGTGGCATCGGCCGCGGCGGCAACGTCGCGCAGGAGGTGCAGTGATGGCACAGGGCTGGACGATCGATCCCGGCGCGGACCTGATCAATTTCTACGAGGCGCCGCCGACCGGCACCAACAACATCGTGGTGACCCAGTACGCGGCCGGCGCTGTCGGCGGCACCGACGTTTGGGCCGTCGGCGCCTGGTCCTATCGCTATGGCTACCCCGGTGAGGTCGAGTTCTTCGGCGACCGGCTGTGGTTCGCTGGCAGCCCTGGCGATCCGCAGACCGTGTGGGCGTCGAACATCGGCGATTACCCCAACTTTGGGCGCAGCTCGCCGATCGTCGACAGTGACGCGGTGTCGTTCACGATCAATGCGCGCCAGGTGAACGCGATCCGCGACCTGGTGCCGCTGGATAGCCTGCTGGTGCTGACGACCGGCGGCGAGTGGAAGGTCACCGGCGGCCAGGACGCTGTC